ACTCAGTACGTGATTTATATGCTTGGCGTTTTGCACCATCAATATATTTCTTATAATTCTTATAAATATCTTCAAGTGTTTCAGCTGCTGTTTTATAATCAACTGTAAACCAACCTGATTCAGGTATAAGCATATCTTGTACTACTGCTGAAGAATGGATTTGGGTAATTTGTCCTGGTAGTAGGGTGGACATTTCAGCATCAAGAAAATCTAAATGGCCACTATAGTTAGGGGCAATTATTGGTTTTTGGCTTACTGATGCTTCAATTAATGGGCGTCCGTATCCTTCACCTTTAGTAAATGTAACGTGTGCTTTTACTTTTGGATGATTATATAATTCATTTATTTCTTCATCACTCAATTCACCATGTAGCAAATAGATACTTGGTAAATCACCACCTACTGCTTCTTCAATTTGTCTAATTTTATCTAAGATACTATCTCTATCCATAATAGAGTAGTTACCAGCAGATGTTTTAAGAATAAGACCAGGGCGTTGTTTTTTATTTTTGAATGTTTCAAGGAATGTTTTAATTAACATACCTACATCTTTTCTATCTTGTCCTATTTCACCTTGTAACCAATGACCTACAAATAAAAAGTTAAAATCTTCATTTAATAAATCATCTAAGGCTTCAGTTATTTCACCTTCAACATTATCTAACTTTTTATATATTTCAGTATTTAACCCTTCAAATAATACTTCAATTGGTTTTTCAACAGAAAGTTTTCTTACTATTTGACCTGTTTGATTATTTTTTTCTTCAAATGAGCTATTTTGAAATACTTTCTTAGCATGCTCAGAAGATACTAATGTAATATCCATTCTATTAATACCATCAACCCATTGTGGAGCACATAATGTAGTTTCAATACCAGCTGTAATACCAATATTGAATTTACCTACTGGTTGGAACTCATTTGGAACTGTAATTTGGATCCAACAATCAGGTTGGCGTGGGAGTTGTGGTTGTTGCCAAAGACAGTCTATTAATAATTTATGATCAGGATTACTTGCTTGTAAAAACCCGAATGGTGTAGTTCCCCAACGTTGAGGTAATATTTTAACATTATATTTATCTGATTTAATAATTGCTAAGGCAATATCTCTTGAGCGAGCACCATAACCAGAATATGTGTCAATTGGACAGCTTATAAAAACTAGTGGTTTCATATTATTGTGCGATAACGTGTTTTACAAAATGTTTAGGTTGTTCGAGTGGTTCTACTTTCATTAATTCGAATGCATATCTAGGTTGCCATTGTTTAAGTGTTGTATCAATAGCATCAATTACATTTTCAGACATTTTACGTGCTGTCATCATTGATTCATCTGATACAACCCATTCATGAGCCTGTTGGCAAATCGTTTTATATAAATCAGGGCGTTCCATCTTTAATTTATACACTTTCATAATTTGCTCAGCAATATCATGTGGTTCAGCTCTATCATCAAAGATATAAGGTGTAGGTACTGATCCAACTAAACTGCGATTTGAAGGAAATACTGGAAAGGCCCAATCACCATGTTTTTTATATTTACCTCTATGGTTAGAACCAAATTCAGGGGTAAATTTAATCCATTCCCCATTTTCATCTTCAAATCTTATTTGATCTTGCATCCCCCCTGTTACTGTAGCAATAATTGGTTTTCCACAAATCATACCTTCAGTAAGTGATAATCCCCATCCTTCATTTGAGCTTATAAGAGCTACAGCATCAACTGAATTATAAAGTAAATTCATGATGTTAGATGGATTCTTACCTGTTGAAAATACAATGTTGTATTGAGGATGTCTTCCAAATAGCATATCTTTTACAGCGGGAAGATCAGTTCCATTTTCGTCTATTGGTTGGGTATGAAGTGTAAATGCACATTTTTTGGCTTCTTCTAATGGCAATTGATCAATAAATATTTTCCAAGCTAACATCAAATCAGGAACTGATTTGCGGCGAATATTTCTAGCGTTATAAAGTAAATTAAAATTGTATTCTTTACCTTGATAAAGAGCCTTTTTATATTCTTGTAAAGCTAAATATTCAGGATGTTCAGTTGTAATAGGGAAGAAAAATTTTTCATTAATACCATGTGGAACATATTTAATTACCTTTTCAGCTGATAGTTCTGGTCCTAATACACAATGATTAATATTTTCTGTTTGTTTTGAAATTGCCATTAAGCAATCACAAGACTCATAAAATGACTTATTATACATTGGGTAAGGCAAATCATCCCAAATATTAAGATAAATAATAGGAATGTTTTTTCTAATCTCATGTTCCATTTGAAATAACCAAATCCAATATCTTGGATCTGTAAACATCATTAATGCATCTGGTTTTTCAATTTGGATTAACTGTCTGATTAATTCTGGTGTACCATATCCGTCTGTAGGGTACAGATACACACTAGCATCAGTAATGCCAGTATTTTTATTTGTATCTTCATTAAGATCAAAACGCTTACCCCTGTCAGGATGGGTAATAGCACCACCTACGTTTACCCAATTATAGTGGTGAGCAGTTCCAATGACAATTTCGCGTGCCATAGTGGAAATACCACTAGTCATTCGAATATCATCACATAACAATAAAATTTTCTTACGTTGTGCTTGCGGAATATAACCTTCTTTCATGTAACTAATTTAAATACTTCCTGTAAATTGTGTGTCTAATTGATTGTGAATTGTTTTTCTGAAATCTTCATTTGTTAGATATAAGTACATTGAGCGTTCTGTTAATTTTTGAACACTAAACTTATACTTAACACAAGCAATTTTAAATTGCTCAAACAAATCTTCAGGAACCTTCACGCTTGTTAATTGCATTTTTTGTCCCATAATATATATTTTGATATAAATATATTTGTTTGTTTAGAAGAATTCATTTTATTACAAAGATCTTGTTTATCGCTGTAGGGACACCACTTACATGATTTTTCACCTACATTTTTAATATACGACTTTATTTTAGGCTTACCAACATCATCAAAACAGTCGTTAATAAAACTTTGAAAGCTATCTATTGCTTGTTTTCGTTTTGTTTTTCCACTGGCTGGTTTAAATGATTGGACTCTTGGGATTGGATATTCAGATTGTTCCCAGATTTTACGTTTAACAATGAAGAATTCAAACTCGATTTTTTCCACGTCGACATTAAATTGAGTCGCAAAGTACTGCTTGTATAGCAATATTTGAGAGAGTTTAGTATCGTCTCTTTTGTCATTATCTGACCATCCTCTAGTTGATGTTTTGATGTCATATATATAAATTTTATCTAAATCTTCATCATATAAAGCAAAATCAATGAATGCTTTGTAGAATAAATTATTCTGTACTTTTAGCAATAGTGGTAATTCTATTCCAAGTAAACGCATTTTGCGTATAGTAAATATTTTATTGCGATTTTTTCTTATCCAATCTAATATAGCAATACCATCATTAAAGAACTCACCTAATTCCTCAGATGAACTAAAATGCGCTCCTATTTTTTTATATTCATTAGCATATAGATTTGATAAATTAGATTGTAACATTGTGTTTAAATCTAGCTTATCAGCGGCAGCTCCGCTTTGTTCATACATTGTAGTAATGTATGTTTGAAGTGTTTCATGAAAAGCAGTACCAAACACGGTATGAATACTAGCTTGATATGGTTGTTTATTTTCTACATACGTTAAATACCACTGATGTGGGCATTTAGCCCACATCGAGTATTGAGAGTAAGAAACACTACGCTGGAAAGTATGATTAATTTCTGGTGGCTGATAGTTTTTAATTTTCAGCTCAATATCAGATATTTTTTTCTTGGTCACTAACTATTTGTTTAATTTTTTCCAAATATAAGATAGCATCCATATGTTCTTGTTTAGCATGCTCAATCCATTCTAACAGTGTTAAATCAGTACGATCTAAATCAACACCATATTTTTCTTTACCTTTTTTAGAACGAGCAAGGAATTGGCTTATAACTGATGTTACTACTGAATCTGGTTGAAATGTATTTTCTTGTTGTTGTTCCATTTCAATTAAGTATTTTCTATAATCAGCCTCTCCGTTAATTTGTCTATCCATTGATTTGTAGTATTATATTTTCTAATTCATCTTGAGGAAGCATATCAATGTATTCTTTAGCTTCCTTCTTACTAATTTCAAAGTAAGTAGCTACTGCCTCTACTTGATCAACTTTATATTCCTTTTTATTAGTTGCTTTAATATATTTAAGGAATTTATATTGCTTAGGAATAAGGTCCTTATACAGATTGTATAAGTACTCTCCTTTCATTTGCCAAGTATTCTTTTGAACATAATTAACTACCTCACAATAATCAGGGTCCATACTTAGATAACGATTGATCATCCAATTGTTCCATCCTTCGTCACCTAGATATGGTCCCTTATTAGTAGTGATATTCTTAATATGGTCAAATATATTCATTAGTAATTTCTTGAATCGTTTTGATTTTTATTAGAGGTTGTTTTTAACATACGAAGATGTTCTACCTCAGCCAACAAATCTTTATATCTAGAAAATATAACTTGAATTTCATTTTCTAAAAACTTAATTTTTTCATCTGATGCTCTTAATGTTTCTGCTAAGCCTAATACTCGAGCTTGTAAAGCTTCATTTTCTTGTTGTAAATCTTTTGCTTTCATTTTATATTTATTAAATAGTTTCAGTATCATTGTTTTTTAATTGCATTGGGAGAAACTCTTCATTTACATTGTCACATTCAGCACATGCAAATACTGGAATTGGAATAATAGCATCTTGTGCAGTCCCAGTTACAAATCTAGATGCTTTGCGCAATAATACTACCTCTAAAAAGGTTTCATTACTACATTCTTCACACACTATACCTGTAGTTTTGTCTAGGGTAATATTTAGATTCATTTGTTGTTGACTCATATTACTTGTTTTTTAGTTGTTTCTAATATTTTAGCTATTGCAGATGCAAAATTTATTTCTTTATCAGGTACTACACCTGCTCTCCAAATATGATCATCCAGTATAATTGATAACTCAGCATCATGTCCGTAACTAAATTTATCTAGGTTATCAAATAAGAAGCGATAAGCAATTTGGAAATCATCAACTTGGGCATCAGCTACTATTTGTCTAATAGTATACCATGCTTTTTTATCTCTTGCTTTTAATACCTCAACTACAGTAGTTAACCAATCAGTATTAAGGGCAACCCACTCATATTTACCGTCTTTAACACCTGCTTGTAAGTTCTTAATAATTGAGCGAACATCAGGATAATATTCATTAACTAATGTAGCTACATTTGGTAATTCATATTTGATACCTTCAACATCTAAAATGTTAGTGCAAATATGTTTTGCAACAGCACCTTTAGTAGGTGGTTTTAACATATGAATCTCACAACGTGATTGAAGTGGTTCAATCAAACGCTCAATGTAATTACAAGTAAGTACAAATCGAGTAACCATTGAGTATTCTTCAATTAAGTTACGAAGTGCTGCTTGTGCTGGTTGAGTTAAGAAATCAGCCTCATCTAGTATTACAACCTTAAGTGGTTGAAATGTTGATGTAGAGGCAAACGTTTTTACTTTATCTCTAATAATATCAATACCGTTTTCATCACTAGCGTTAATATAGAGATAATCACATTTAATATTTTTAACAATTAGCTTTGCTAATGTAGTTTTACCTGTACCAGCAGTACCACCGAAAATAAAATGTGGTATATCGTTTGCTGCGATACAAGCAGCGATGCGGTCTTTAACCGCATCATTGCCTATGTATTGTTCTAATGTTTCTGATCTATACTTTTCAATCCAAAGTGAGTGTTGCTTCATAACTAATTATTTTATTCAAATTACATTCCTAAATCTGCCATTCCAAAATCATCTGATTTTTTCTTATCAGTTGGTTTTTCATGGATGACACATTCAGTCATTAGTAACGTAACGGCAGCGTGAGCAGCGTTTTCAAGTGCGCAACGTACTACTTTAGTTGGATCAATAATACCTGAATCGTAAGCATTTGTAATTAAACTTTTAGAAATATCAGGTACCATATTAGTGGTTTTACGTATTTGCATTAACCAATCATTTGATTCTTCACCTGCATTTTCAAGTATTTGTTTAAATGGTTTACTACAAGCTTTAAATACGATTAATGCTCCTTTAGCTTTATCATCATTACCCATTACATTAATTTTTCTACTAGCATGTAACAATGCTACACCAGCACCTGGTAATATACCTTCTTCAAGAGCGGCTTTAGTTGCTTGTAAAGCATCATCAATACGGTCTTTCTTTTCTTTCATTTCAATTTCAGTACCACCACCTACATTGATAATAGCTACACCACCAACGATTTTAGCTAAACGATCTTGTAGACGTTCTACCTCGTATGGTGAATTAGATCCTTCAATCTGAGATTTAATTTCTAAAATACGCTCGTTAATTTTATCTTCATTGCCTTTACCATCTACAATTGTAGTGGTATCTTTACCTACAGTAATTGTTCTAGCTTTACCTAACCACTCCATATTGAAGCGTTCTAATTTCATACCTTTAGCAGGTGAAATTACAGTACCACCTGTAACTGTAGCGATGTCTTCTAAAATCAATGTTCTACGTTCACCAAAGTCAGGTGCTTTAACAGCAGCTACTTTTAAGATACCTCTCATCTTATTTACAATTAATGTTGATAGTGCTTCACCATCAATATCTTCAGCTATAATCAATAATGCTTTATTATCAGATGATACACGCTCAAGTACAGGAAGTAAATCCTTAATTGCACTTAATCGACCATCATACAACAATACAAAGGCATCATTCAAAATTGCTTGCATTGTATTGTTATCAGTCACCATATAAGGTGATTTATATCCTCTATCGAATTGTAATCCTTCTACTACTTCAAGTTCAGTTTCACCTGAACGTGATTCTTCTACTGTTACAATTCCATCTCTACCTACTTTATCAATAGCGGTAGCTACTAATTCTCCAATTTCAGTGTCACCATTAGCTGATAGAGTAGCGATTTGTTTAATTTGCTTTTCATCAGTAATATCTACTGACATTGTTTTCAATTCAGCTACTACTTCTTTAACAGCCTCTTCAATACCACGTTTTACTTGAGTAGCATTAGTAGATGAATGAGCAGTAATATCTAGTGCTTGTGAAGCAATAGCGTGTGCTAACACAGTAGAGGTAGTAGTACCATCGCCTGCTGCATCAACTGTTTTAGATGCTGCTTGTTTAATTACTGTTGCAGCCATATTTTCAATTGGATCCTCCAATGAAATAGTTTTAGCAACAGTAACACCATCCTTAGTTGATGCTACTTGCCCATGTTCTTTTTCAATTAACACGT